CCAGTTCCCCAGACGCACTCCCACCAAAGGCCGCGGAAATTCTGGCTACTTCATCTATCCGACCCTTCGCAAAATTCAGCCTGAATTAGTGAGACAATGGGAAGATGCTTTTGACAAGATTCTCAAGAAATGGGATGACTAATGGCCGGTAGTAGAACCTTAAAACTATCCATCCTTGCTGATGTTGATGATTTAAAAAAGAAGCTGGACACCGGATCAAAAGAGGTCGAAGGCTTTGGCGGTAAATTAGAAAAGTTCGGCAAAGTAGCCGCAGCCGCTTTCGCAGCCGCCGCAGCTGCAGCAGCCGCTTATGCCGCTAAGTTAGCCATCGATGGTGTGAAAGCCGCCATCGAAGATGAAGCGGCACAAAATCGTTTAGCCAATGCCCTTAAAAATGTCACCGGAGCTACTGAGGATCAGATTAGCGCGGTTGAAACGCAAATCAGTAAATTATCGCTCGCTAATGGCGTTGCTGATGACAAATTGCGTCCGGCCTATCAACGATTAGCAACAGCTACCGGAGATTTATCTAAAGCCTCGGGCGCTTTGACTCTAGCGCTTGATATCAGCGCCGCAACTGGAAAAGATGTTGAAGCCGTCAGCAATGCTCTTGGTAAGGCTTATGAAGGCAATACCACAGCCCTAGCCCGACTTGGAATCGGTATGAGCACAGCTGAGATTAAGACCTTGGGTCTTGACGGCACAATGCAGCAATTGGCAAAGACTTTTGGCGGAGCTGCAACAGTTCAAGCAAATACTCTTGAAGGCCAGATAGCCAGACTAAAGGTCGGCTTCGATGAAGCTAAAGAATCAGTCGGCGCTGCACTATTACCGATGGTTCAAAAGTTTATGGATTACATCGTTAATACTTTGATTCCAATGCTACAAAAGGCTAAGGCAGCGGCTATCGATCCAATCGTTACTGCGTTTAATAATAACCGAGAAGCGTTAGAAGATTTGTGGTTCTTTACTAAGACTTACCTAGTTCCTATATTTGAAGGCGCTTTGATTGGAGCAATCACTAGCGTTGGTAAGGCAGTAGGTGGAATCATCAACATTATTGGCACAGTTGTAAATGCAATTAAGGGCCTAGTAAGCGGCGCGATAGATGCTATCAACAAGATTATTGAAGCTTACAATCGAATCCCATTGCTACCCAATGTCCCAACAATTTCAAAGCCAAGTTTAGGTAGCTCTACCGGAGGGGGCGGAAGCATCACCCTTCCCGGCGGTGGCGGGACTGTCACAGTACCTAGTCCCAGCGTCGGTGGCTCTACTGGAGGTTCAACTTCTAGCGGATCATCAGCGGCTACTAGTGGCGGTGGAACATCAGTAGCTACTTCTGTGGCTAAGACTGCTGAAAAGGTTGCCGAAAAGGTTGCCGAAGCTGTTATCGATTGGATGCCTACTCGGACCGGAACTGTCGCGGGGTTTAAAGCTTTTGAATCCGGCGATGTCATTAATATGCCGGGAATCCCATCTAACTTTGATGTCGCTCGGGTTCGAGCAGCTGAATCGGGAGTCACAATTGTTGTCCAAGCTCCAAGCGCGATTGATGAGGAAGGCTTTACAAGAGCTGTCGTAAATGCGATGAATCAGACTCAAGCCAGAACTGGCGGAGGCGGAAGTCAGCTAGTCCTATGACGCTTTGGAATCCTGAGTACCGAATAAAGGTCAATGGATCAACAAAGACCTCAGCAACCCTTAGCGGTTTAACAATTACCTCAGGCCGTATCGATATCTATTCTCAGCCTATTGCCGGTTATTGCAATTTAACGCTAATTGAGACTAATGAAGCGGCAGTCGATTATGAAATTAATGACTCAGTCACAGTCGAAGTAAAAGATTCAACCGGAACATTTGTCAATCTCTTTGGCGGGTTCATTACCGATTTAACTGTTCAAGTCCAGACATCTGGTTCAACGGCTACCAGTCAAAGAATTAACATCATCGCAGTAGGCGCTTTGGCTAGATTGAGCCGAGCTGTTTTCGAAGGCAATTTAGCCAGCGATTATGACGGCGACCAGATTTACGCGGTTTTGGAAGGTATCCTCTTTGATCGATGGAACGAAGTACCAGCTGCAACTCAATGGAATACCTATGCCCCGACAACTCAATGGCAGGATGCCGAAAACACCGGATTGGGCGAAATTGACCGACCCGGCGATTATGATCTGGATTCTCAAAATAATTTAAATGACACCGCATATAACATCGCAGCTCGATTGGCTACTTCCGGACTTGGATATTTGTATGAGGACGCTCAAGGCCGCATCGGTTATGCCGACTCCACTCATCGAAGCCAATATCTAGCCGCCAATGGATATGTTGATTTAGATGGCAATCACGCCTTCGGCCCGGGGCTTGCCATTATTAAGCGAGCTGGCGATGTCAGGAACGCTATAACCATCGCTTACACTTCTTCCGGCAATTCCACCCACACCGAGGAAGATGCCGCCTCTATTGCCCTTTACGGCCAATTAGCGACCACAATTTCGACTACCCTGAAAAATCAGAGTGATGCTGAGGATCAAGCGTTGTTCTATCTCGACCTACGCGCTTATCCACAATTTCAGTTGCGTCAAATTTCATTTCCCGTCGGATCAACAGAAATCGATAACACAGACCGCGATAGCCTTTTAAATGTCTTTATGGGTATGCCGGTGAATATCACAAATCTTCCCGGCAATATGGTAAATGGCGAATTTCAAGGTTTCGTCGAAGGATGGACTTGGACGGCTTCTCTCGGGCGTCTTGACCTATCGATGAATGTTTCGCCGGTTGCCTTCTCATTACAAGCCTTCCGCTGGAACATCGTCCCGGCTACCGAGGCTTGGAATACCCTGTCTAACACATTGGAATGGATTGACGCTACAATCGTCGCCTAAAGGAGCATAAATGCCAACAACAACCAATTTTGGCTGGACGACCCCAGCTGATACCGATTTAGTCAAGGATGGTGCAGCTGCTATCCGGACTCTAGGTAATGGAGTCGATACGAGTCTCGTCGATCTCAAAGGCGGGACGACCGGACAAGTATTATCAAAGGCCTCAAATACTGATTTAGATTACAGCTGGGTAACTCCCAATGTCGGAGACATTACCGAGGTTCAAGCCGGAACTGGTATTTCAGTCGCATCTGGTACTGGCCCGATTCCTGTCATTACAAATACAGTTGCAACGGAATTTGATGCAAAAGGCGATTTAATCGTTGGAACGGGTGCTGATACTTTTGATCGGCTAGCGGTCGGCACAAACGGCTACACACTCGTAGCGGATTCTGCGGAAACGCTAGGCGTTAAATGGGCTGCTGCTGGCGGAAGCAATCAAAATTGGTCGCTGGTAAATACTGGCGGCACAAGTTTAAGTGGTAGCACAACGACAATCTCAGGCATCAGCGGTGCTAACGGATTATTTGTTTTGGTAGATACAGCGAACACTCAATCCGATTCTGAACTTTACTTGAGATTTAATTCCGACACCGGAAGCAATTACGCAAATGCTGGCGGAGTTTATTTTTCCGCATCAACCTATGCTTCTTCAAATGTTCAAAGATTAGGCGCTAACATTACTGCGACTTATCTTTATGCCGGGGGATTCTCTAGTAATACCGGTTCAAACTTACAATGCGGATTTATGCTTTGGGGATGTAATACCGCTGGAGTTAAGGTAGGAACTTTAACTTCCGGCGCGACTGCCGCTGGTGGAAACAACAATAATCTTGTAACTGAGCACATCGCTTATTATGGAACAAGCACAATCTCTTCCATTACTCTTTATTTACAGTCAGGCACTTTTGACAGCGGCACAGTCTATATTTACAAAACGGCTTAGGAGCAAAAATGTTAATTGTTGAAAAATTGGTTGATTTAGAAACTGGCACAGAAGAAGTTATTGAGCGACCTGAAACAGCACAAGAAAAGTCTGAACGAGAAGATTTTGAGCGCCGTTTAGCGATTATTAAGCAAGCAGAAGCCGAAGCAGCCGTTAAGCGTTCTGCTGCGCTTGCCAAACTCGAAGCACTTGGACTTGATGAGGATGACCTAAAGGCGCTTGGCCTTTAGGCACAATCCCTCAAGATTGTTGCCGGATAGTCTTATAATCGGGAGCTTATGGCAAAACTATGCAAGGCCGGACAACAGCTAAGGGAGCAGATTGATGACGATTATCCTAGTCGCGATCGGAGCTCTGATGGCTGGATTGCTGACGCTAGGCATATTGCTAAGGGCAATTCTGACCATATACCAGACAGCCGAGGAATTGTCCGAGCTTTAGACATTGACGCCGATTTAGGCGCTCATAAAGAAGAAGCTTTTGCAGTAGTCGAGAAGCTGCGGAAATTAGCCAAGCGCGGCGACAAGCGCATTAAATATCTAATTTACGATGGTCGGATAGCCTCCGGTATAATGAATTGGAGATGGCGTAAGTATCGAGGGGCTAATCCTCATCGATCTCACTTTCACATCAGCTTCACCACTCTGGGAGACAAAGACGATTCTTGGTTTGACCTAGAAGGAGAAAAGCAAAATGCTAAACGATTTAAAAAAGGCCGGAGCAAGCTGGCTAAAGACCTTTATAGCAGCAGCCCTAGCGACTTACCTAGCGGTGGGCTTGGATATCGAAGCGATTGTCAATGCAGCTGCCGTAGCTACAATTCCCAGCATAATCAACTGGCTTAACCCTAAGTACGAGCGTTACGGCAAAGTCCGTTAATGCCAACGGAGGTCGCTGGCTTTATTGCATCCGTACTCGGATCAATTGGCCTACTAATCGCTGGGCTTAGATACATAATAAAGCTTGAGAACCTTCCGCTGATTTCTCGACTTGATAAGTTAGAATCCACCCTTGAGACAGCTTTAAGGGAAAGGGTCGTAGTTGCCAGCGCAAAGAAAACGCGTCGCTAAGAAGGCAAAGAAGCCGGTTAAACGCCGTCGCATAAGCCCTAAAGAGCCTCCAACTAAACTTGATTATTGGGCAATAGCCTGTCAAGAGATTTACAAATCTTGTCGCAATGCCGGAATGGATGAAGGCACAGCTCTGGCCTTTGCTATGGATCGCAGCTCTTGGCCGGATTGGGTCATCGATGCCGCCGATCCGATTAGGAAGATTGGCTGGGAAGATGGAGAGGAGGACAACTGACCTACTTCCGGGAAGTTGAACTCTTTGAGGCGCTGAAGGCCGAATATCCGGACTTAACGCCACTATCAGCGACCGACCGATGCGATGGAGTAACCCATAATGCTTTTATCGAAATGAAGTGCCGTCGAAGCCATTACGACCGGCTAATGATTGAGAAGCACAAGTGGGAATACTTGGCCGATATAAGGGCTAGAACGGGCTCTAGGACGCTTTATATCAACGCCACCCCACAGGGAGTCTATGAGTTTGATTTAGGGGCTCTAAACGAGCCTGAGTGGGTTTTAAAGGTACTTCCCACAAAGACCGACTTTGCCAATAGTCAAAAGGTCGAAAAGCCGGTCGGCTTTTTAGATATCCGACACTCCCGCCTCTTACTTGTTTAAATACATTTAGACCCTTACGCTTCTCGGGTAATTGCATTTAGGCAATTGCAGACGGGAGCAAAATGATAAATAAACCGGATGTAATTCAATTTGATTCACAAGCCGGGGCTTGGACGGATGGAACTAATTGGGTTAAGGGCTCAATTATTCGCCGTTATGCAGTAGAGAAATTAGGCCGAAAAGGATCGCAAAGAGGCCGACTTTCAAGAGCTGAAATATCAGCGTATTTCCTAGATAAATTTGGGGTGAGCGCTGATGTCAGATAACCAGTTGCTTTTTCTAATGATTGCCATTCCAACAGCGATTGTCTGGTGGGCAATGATTAGAGCTGAAAACAAAGAAGCTGAGGCTTTCCAAAAGGGCTATGAAAGAGGGTTGGCTGATGGCCGAGTTATCAGATCGAGGGCTTAATGAATGGATTGAAGAAGCCCTCAACACTCTTAATGACCGCGGATTCGAATATGGTGATCCGAGGGACAACCTATTACGCATTTACAAATTATGTCGCACCCTCGGTGTTCAGCTGCGAGACCCATCTGAGCTGGCATTGGTGTTTATCGCGACGAAACTCAGCCGAATGGTGGAAAGCCCAATGCGGGAGGATTCGTATCTCGATCTCATTGGATATGCCGCTATCTTGGCTAGAACCCGATTTACCGATTGGAGCGACTTTGGCGCTTTTGAGGAATAGCAATATGAATCAATATTGCGACTATTGCAAAATGCGATATGCCCATTTATCAAGAGGTGGGGAATTGCATCAATTAGCCCGCAAGCCAGCATATTGGAAGATAGTTAGCGAACATCCTAAACGCAAAGGGGTCACTCGATTCTATTGCTTAGAGTGTGCAGCTGATATGCAGAATTGGCCTGATGGGACATTTTATTCGTTGAAAGAGCAACTACAAGATGCGCTGAAAGATACAGCGAAAAGGGAGGCAATAAATGTCGAACTACCTAGATGATTATGTTGGAGTACAAGACCGGCTTCGAACATTTATCAAAGATTACCCAGATTACAGAATCAAAACCCATTGTTTAGCCGAATCACTAGTAAAGGAGTGCGATGTCTATATTGTCAAAGTGGAACTCTATCGAACTGAAGCTGATCCGAATCCTTTTGCTACGGGTCTATCGACGGAGTCAAAGAGCAAGCAATATGCATTGGAACTTGCAGAGACGGGCGCTCTGGGCAGAGCT